GTATGAACCCACCTCCTCGGGCCCCGCAGACAGCCTAGCTTTGCAGCTAGACCCACAAGCATCAGTACTAATACTGACGTGCGAGTGGCAGTTTAACGCTTGCTTAGGCGATGGGCTTTTCTAGCCTATTCCTCGGAGGAAGGGCGCTATATAGCGTACCTTCACCTCCTTACCCCGCTCAAGGCCATATGCCGAAGAGGGAGTAGGATTCCAAGGACTAGGCAGGAAACCTGCCCCCGTCGCAAAATATTGCGACGTCTTGCGGTCCAAGTCTTGGATAGTCTTAGAGTAACCCCTAATTGGGGTCCTCTCGGCTCTCCTTACTTTCCGTTGGAACTTACGGACTGCAATCCTAACACTAGGATTGTGGACCGTACTCAAAACGGGGGGTGGACGGATATAAAACTCCGTTCCCCGGACCCGGCCAAGGGCTGATCGATAGGCATCACCAAGTGATGTCCTGATCAGCGCCTCGTCCGACAACGCGCATGGGGATAAGATAGTAATAGACTTCTCCTTTTGGGAAGTATCAATTACATCTCTTAACCACTGGCGGGCAGCCTTATCAAGATAACTTGATTTAGACTGCTGACCAATAGCCAGTCCCAGTCCAGCAACAAGGTCTTCTACCTTGGCTTGCGACAGGAACTGTAGCCATGCTACGTTATCTGTGAGGCTACGCTTAGGAACAAGTGGTATTGCCACTCCTCCATAAGCTGCCTCAGCAGAAATTGGTAAGCCAAGTCGATCTGCTAATCGCCACGTATAATAATACGGGGAATTACGCCAGAGCGACTTGCTCAATCGGCGTTGAAACCGTCCAGGGTCACCTGCCATTGCGGCAGATTGATTGTTCCAGGTAATTGTACCTTTGGAACCCCCAGGCGGCGCCACCAATACCGAAGTACTGAATGCTGGTACCCCTCTTCCGTGCTCGTAAACGAGCTCGGCAATGATGCTTCTACTTGGGTGGAAAAAGCACTTTCCAGGGGACAAACGTCCTCCCAAGTCACAGAAGATGCGGTCGTACAATTTACGCCGCACGGGTGTCCAGCGGGGCTTTTGGGCATCATCGCCCACCCCTTTCAGTACTGGATCTGACCTCCGGAGACCAGGATGGTACTTCCTTCTTCGTTCTTTCCTTGTATAAGGATGAACTTTAAGGACCTCTGTTGCTGCATATAATGTATGTAGCATAAGAGGGGGAAAAGATGTGGGATCACCCATCATCTGACCCGTACTCGTCAAGGTACCGGGGAGATCATTCAAATCTGAGATCCAATCATCCATAATATGAATGATTAGGTCTGAGATTTGACCTCCCGCTGCAGTGACCTGCTCATCAAAACCGTCTACAAAGACGTTGATGAAAGGTGCACTGGGGAAGAACTCGAACATCCTCGAGGGCATAAGTTCGCCTGGATCAATATCCAGGAGAAGCTTCTTTGTTCCAAATAATTTATCGAAGTATTTGGAATAAGGACGGAGCACAGGATAGTGTTCCGTTATGACCTCGTAAGGAGTACGAGTTAGCCATTCGGCATGTAGATCTGTCGCGGCAGAGGCATCTTGGCTATACCAAGAGCCCAACTCGCCGGATAGATCTATATCCAAATGGCCACCAAGGGCCTGAGAGAACCGGGGGTCATTGACCATAATATAGTCAAGGACTCGCCGGAGGATCTGTTGAACCATATTTGCTGCTGTTAATGAACAGGTAGGAAATCTGGTTTTAAGACCTTTCTCTTCAGCGGCTATCGGTAGAATGGGTAAGTACTTTATGTTCTCTAAAACATAAAATACCCCCTTCCGCAGATAGCTTTGCAAGGCAAAAGAGGATCCTGGGAGTTGTTTTTCTAACTCTCCCCAGTCGTTCTCAAATAGCTTGGCGGGTTGACCCTTATTGGGCCACCCGAAACCAAGTGAATGAGACATCTGATCTAACCATGACCCGTCCTGAACCATTTCAGGAGCATGCGTAGAAGTGGCATAGCCAAATTCACGCGGGGTATGGTCAGATAAGGACCCTGATTCCCTCACATACAAGGCGTAACCCAACAAAACTAAATGTTGTGTTCCGGTTACGTGCCCACCAGCAAACCTAGGATAACCTAGGCCTGCATTGGATGAGGGCATAGTATATAACTCAGGTTGCCCATATTTGGGTTTCCAACGAGAAATATACTCCTTGATGAAGGACCTCCAATTGGAAGGTTCTGGGGCTGGGGGAGAGGTCAACCTCTCCACTAGTCCTTTGATCCCTTCCGAGTCAGGAGGAGCTGGGGGTAGAGCTCTGGCGCCATAACTGGCGGTCAGAGCATCTATCTTTCTACTAAATCGTAGAAGCCTCCCATTTGGGAGGGGGCCACCGAAGTACCAAGCTCTATTAGCTTGGAAAACTTCCTTGGCCCGCCTAGCGGCCTCTACTGGATGGTAGACCAGCTGGATGCGAAACCGGTTAATTCCATTTACAGCCCTACTATTAGGGTTGTCAAGGAACACACCGAATTTGGTTAACTGAGACAATCTTACCAATTGGTAAGAAGTCATCACCGCATCCCACGTAGCTCTCATGAAGGTAAGCACAGTTAGATTACGACGATATCGTCGTACCTTTTTGTGCTTTTGGCCGTGTGTATTAGCAAAAGCTGTTACACCACGGACAATGTCCTCTGCCCATAGGGCATAGAACTCCTGCTTAGAGAGCTCGGGTAACCGACGGGGTGGTGCTATTGGCACCAGAGCCTGTCCCGAGCCCGAGATAACTCCTCCAACAA